TCTCTGACCGCGAGCCGGCTGCAGCGGGTGGAGCTGCAGGCGAAGCGCGTGGATGTTGATTCGCGGCGCGTCAAGCTGCTCGAAGAGCGCGAGGCCCGCGCGCGCCAGGCCGTGGATGAAACCACGAAGGCAGCGGCGAAGAAAGGCACCGGGCAGTTCGGCCTGGACGAAATCAATCTGCTGCGCGAGCGCACCTTCGGACTTCCGCCCCTCACGGTGGATCAATGATCGAGGGCGCTGACCACGTAATAAAAATGCCGGCCGTGCTGCAGATGCGGCCTTATCAGCAGCGCTGGATTGACGACAACACGCGCTTCAAGTGCGCGGTGAAGTCGGCCCGCATCGGCTACAGCTTTGCCACGGCGTACCGCCGCGTTGAGAAGTCCATGGTGATTCCCGGCCGCACCACAACGGTGCTGTCGGCTTCAAAGGCGCAGTCGGTGGAGTTTGTGGAGACCTGCGCAAAGCTCTGCCAGCTCATGGGCGGTACTGCGGAGCATGTGGCCAATGAAGACTTCGTCGACGCGATCGGGCGCATCGAGGCCATTCAGAGCAAGATCACTTTTCCAAACGGCTCGCGCATCATCGCTCTGCCGGCCAACCCGCGCACGGCGCGCGGTTATCCCGGAGACGCTGTCCTGGATGAGTTTGCGCATCACGAAGACAGCTATGCGATTTTCGCGGCCCTCTTCCGCCAGGTGGCGCTGGGTAACTCACTTGAAGTGTTGAGCACGCCGAACGGCGAGCAAGGCAAGTTTTACGATATTGCACGCAATCTCGGCCTGGAGATGGGCGTGGCGCCGGCGCAGCTGCCGGTGATGAAGGACGGATGGAGCGGGCACTGGGTGGACGTGTACCGCGCCGTGGCGGAAGGCTGCCCGATTGACATTGAGGGCATGCGCCGCGGCCTGAACGATGACGACACATGGAATCAGGAATTCTGCTGTGTCTTCCTCAAGTCGACGGGCGCGTGGCTCACCCTGGATTTGATTGCCGCATGCGAAGACGCCGCCAACCATGCGCGCCTGCTGCATCTGGATCCAAACTCCGGATTGAAGATCGATCTGGATCCAAACTTCAAACCGCGCAACCCGCTGCACCTGGGCATTGACGTGGGCCGCGATCACGATGCGACCTGCGCATGGCTCGATGAGCAGGTGGGCGATGTGGCTGTGACGCGCGGAGTGTTTTGGCTGCACGGCATCACCTTTCCCAACCAGGGACGCCTGCTTAATCCGATTCTGAATTTGTGCACGCGCGGCGCGATTGACAAGACGGGCATGGGCTCCGGGCTCTTCGACATCCTGAGCGAAACCAACGCCGGCCGGCTGATGGGCGTGAGCTTCAGCGGGACCAACGATAACGGCGTGAAAATGAAGACCGATCTCGCCATCCGCATCAAGAAACGGTTTGAGCAGGCGCGCGTGCGTCTGCCCTACGATCCGCAGATCCGGACGGAGCTGCAGGCAATCAAGCGCCAGGCCACGTCGACGGGCGTCACGTTCGATGCGCCGCGGATCGAGGTGGACACGGCCGTGGCCGGCGGCGCGAAGAAAAAAGTGTATGCGCACGCCGATGCGTTCTGGGCGAAGGCCCTGGCTGACCTGGCCGCAGACTCGGGCTTCTGCGCGCTCGATGGCGTGAGAGTGCCGGCGACGGAAAGCACTGCAAAGCAGACGAAAGGACTTCTCTGATGGCATCCGAAACTCAGGCACAAACCGTGCCGCCGCTGCCGCCCAGGGGCGAGATGATCTCGATAGCCTCGCTCTACATGCAGCAGATCTCGCTTTACCGCAACACGCTTGCCTTTGGCGGCATGCGAAGCCCCTCGGACATCTGGACCTCAATGAAGTTCCGCATGCCGGAGACCATGAGCTACTACCGGGAGCTGGAAGAAAAGGACGAGGATGTAGCCAACGCGCTGGACGATCTGAAGCTGAGCGTGATGAGCCGCAACATCACCGTGCAGCCGGCTAACGACAAGGACTCTGCCGCGGTGGACACCATGGAGTTTGTCAAGCAGCAGCTCACCGCCGTGAAGTTCGATGAAGTTCTGGACTGCATCCTGGATGCGGTCTCCTATGGCTTCAGCACGCAGGAGCTGGTGTTCGACACCAGCATGGGGCAGGCCTCGCTCACCGGTATCAACGATTGCCCACAGGAACTGTTCCTGTTCGGCAACCGCTACTATCCGCAGGTGGGTCCGCTGCAGCTTCTTGACTCTCCCTGGGCCAGCGAGGGCACACCGGTACCGGAACAGAAGTTTCTCACCTTCAGCTATCGCAAGCGCGGCCGCGACCGGATGGGACAGCCGCTGCTGAAGGCCGTGTTCTGGCCATCGTGGTTCAAGCGCAACATCCAGCGGCTGTGGCTGCAGTTTGGGGAGAAAGGCCCGGGCACGGCCGTGGTGAGCTACAACGACGCTAACAATGCGGCCGAGGCGCAGCAGGCCGTGGATATAGCCCAATCTATCGTGGAGCGCACGGCCGTCGCGATCCCCACCGGATTCACGTATGACGTGGAGCTGCTGAAGGCGGCGCGCGCGCAGAACCCCGCGGTATATGAGAATTTGTTCCGTACTATGCAGTACTCCATCATTCGCCGCGTGGTGGGTGAGACACTAACCAGCTTCGGCAACGAAGGCGGCAAGGGTTCAAACGCGATGGGCGACACGCACTCCGAGACCAAGGATCAGCGATCGATCTTTGTGGCCAAGGCCGTGATGAGTGTTGTGAATGACCAACTGGTGCGGCCGCTGGTGTTGTGGAACTTTGGGCCAACCGCGCCGGTTCCGCACTGGGACATCGAAGTTAAGCAGGGCGAGGATCTGCAGGCGGCGTTGACTGTAGTCAGCGGCGTGCAGCGCCTTGGCAAGAAGATCACGGCCGGCTATGTGTCGGAGCGCTTCGAAATCCCGCTGGCGAAGGGCGAGAACGGCGAGAACCCGGATGACATTCTGGTGCCGAACATCAACGCGCCCACGGTGGCCCTGCGTGACAACACGACGACGAACTTCAGCGAGCAGGCACGCAACCGCCTGGTGGCGTACATTCGCGATGCGAATCTGGAACCGGATAAAGAGACGGAGTTAATTGCCGGATTGATTAGCGCGCCTGCCAGCTTCTTCAGTGAAGCGGAGCGGGAAGCGGAGGACGAGCTTGCAGAATTCGACAAGGTCTTCAACGGACTGAAGGCGAAGACGGAAGCTGACCTGGCTGCGCGGGCTCGCGAGATTGCAGGCGCCGCGGTTCCTGTACGGGAGCTGTAGCGTGAAGTTCCATTTTCATCTCGGGGCTACGCCGCACAGCAACATCCAGGGGCGCATGGGCGAGCAGCTCGCCCGTCACCTGGCCGGCGCGGATCTGCTGGGACGCCTGCAGGTGGTGAAGCGCGTGCGGCGCAAGAGCGGCGTGATTGTTCCAATTACCCGCGTGTCTGATTCAGGGCAGCCGCACTTCCGTCAGTTTGCCGAAGATGACTCGACGGACATCAATGACCTGGTCGCGAGCTTCTCCACGGATCTCGCCCAGGACGACGAGGCGGAATACATCCAGTCGCTTGTGCCGGTGATTCGCGAAGTCTTTGACGGGCTCTCTACGCAATACCGCAAAGACGCATTCACGCTGGCGGCGACGGCCGATGTGCGGCTGATTGAGAAGATCCGCGATGCCCTGGCTGGGGTGGCCAGCAAGGGCGGAACTTCTGAAGACTTTCAGGCAGCGGTGAACGCCATCACCGACGATGCCGGCGTGGCGCAACTGGACGCCTTCACGCTGGACACGGCTTTCAACACGGCGATGCAGAAAGCCTACAGCCGCGGCCGTTATCTGCAGATGAGTGACCCGGCCGTAAAAGCGGTGCTGCCCTACTGGCAGTACTGGACGGTTGGGGATGATCGCGTGCGGCCTGAGCATCGCGTGCTGAACAGGTTTGTGGCGCGCGCGGACGATCCGGTGTGGCTCAAGATTTATCCGCCGAACGGGTTCAACTGCCGCTGCAGCGTGATTGCGCTTACGCGCGAGGAAGCGCTGGCGGCGGACAAGCACTGCGACGAGCCTGGCTACTCAAGGCTGCCGCTGCTGGCGCAGTTGAAGGTTCCGCAGGCAGGGTTCGGAAAGGTCTTTGGAGAGGCTGCGTGACGCTCAACTGCGGCGTCATTCCGTCATACAGTGCGGCCTTTGCGTTAAAAGCCACGCAATACAACAACGAAGATGAGGATGGCACAAGTGGCAACCAAGACAAAGACGGTAGACGGTGCGGCTCTCACTGCGGATAAATTCGCCCACGCCGGCGATCCGCAGGATCCTGAGACCTGGCATCTGCCTCTCGACACGAAGGCGCATTGCAACTCTGCGCTGGATATGTTTGCGCACACCGATCTGCCTTCGAGCGCCAAGGCTCCGGCCGCGCGGAAGATTGTTGCCAAGGCCCGCGAGAACAATCTCGACACGACGGACTTTGTGAAAAACCACCTGAGTCCGACGTACGGCGAAGCGCCGCGGCCGTGGATTGAGATATTCCGCGCCGGGGATTACACCGCCGCGGGGAAGGGCAAGATTACCCGCGAGGATCTGCAGCGCGTCGTGCGCAACTACGACCCCACATACCATGAAGCACCGGTGACTATTGGGCACCCTAAAGACGACATGCCCGCTTATGGCTGGATCGATGGTCTGATGTTGGACGGTGACACACTTCTTGCTCGCGAGTCGAAGGTGGACCCCAAGTTCAACGAGGCCCGCCAGGCGGGCAAGTTTAAGAAGCGGTCGGTGGCCTTCTATCCCAATGCAGACGGCACGGTGAAGGCTTTGCGGCATGTGGGGTGGCTGGGCGCGCAGCCGCCTGAAGTGAAGGGTTTGCAGGACGTCAAATTCGACGATCACGGATCGAGCTTCATTGCGGTGGAGTTCGGGGAGGATGGACAAGTGGCAGCAGAAAAGAGTTTCGGCGAACAGTTTATGGAATTCTTCAAGACATTGCCGGGCTTCAGTGGCGGCGGCGGTCAGCCTAAGACCTTCAGCGAAGACGACGTTAAACGCATTGTTACCGAGGCGTCTGCGCCGCTCCTGGCGAAGGTCAACACGCTGGAGACGGACCTGAAAACATCCGCCACGCAATTTGCCGAGCGCGAGAAGGCTCTTGCCGGCGGCGAAGTAAAACAGCGCGCGACGGAAGCTGTGACCAGGCTGAAGGCGAAGGGCGCGTGGGTGCCGGCGTTCGAGCGCCAGGGCGTGCCGCTGATCTTCGACGAGCTGGCTAAGGTCACCACGACCATCGAGTTTGGCGAAGGTGACGCTAAGAAGAAGGAAACGCCGCTTGAGCTGCTTGTGCAGTTCATGGAAAGCCTGCCGAAGATCGTTCCCGGCGGCATGCTGGTTGAGCCGGTGTTGAACCCTGCACGCGCCAAGAACTCCACCGGTGACCCGTTCACCGATGCGGTGAAGAAGCGGAAAGCGGACAAGAACATTACCTTTAGCGAGGCGTGGGAGCAGATCGCGGCAGAGCAGCCGGAGTTGATCCCCACAGGCAAGCCGGCGGTAGCGGGCGCAGTTTAACGAGAAGCCGAGTGGCGTCCCAACCAGGGCGCCAACCGCGGCAGGGCGTGGTGCGATACGCCGGGAAGCCCTGATTCTCCCGGCACTCTTTGAAGCACGGTCCTCAGGAGGGACGTAGCCGATGTCGAACATCAATGTCGAAAACAAATATCCGAAGGGCGCGCAGGACGAAGAGAGTCTTGTCGCCGCTTCAGTCACCGGCTACACCCGCGGCCTGGCTGTAGTCTACGGCGCCGACCTGTTTCACGCGGCACTGGTAACCGCCGCCGCTACGCGCGCCCTGGGCATTATTGAAGAAGACCAGGTGGTGCCCGCGAACGCGACGGTGCCGGTCGTCCCCATGAAAATCATCCAGTTTGGGCAGACGGTGGCGCAGATCGGCGCGGCCGTTACCTTGTTCCAGATGCTCACCACCAACGCTTCAGCACAGCTTGTACCGGCCGGCCCGGGTCAGCCGGTGGTTGCAATCGCGCTGGATGCCAACCCGAATGCGGGCGATTATGTCTGCGTGTTTGTATGCGCTCCGCTTGGTATCTACGTGCCGGGCACGCCTACCACGCACTATGTCGCTGCCGGCGCTCTGCCGATTCTGCCTGAGAGCTGCGCGGGCCTTGGCAGTGCGGGCGCCCTGGCAATGACCCTGGCGCAGCCGACGGCGGCGCAGGATGGCTCGGAAATATTCATCACCGCCGAGACATCGCATGCACACACGGTAACCTGCGCGGCCAACGGCATCAATGGCAGCAAACATTTGATCACCTTTGCCAACCAGGGCGACGGGGTCTGGCTCAACGCTGTGAACACGGTCTGGAACGTGAGCGGCCTGGTTGGCGGCACGGTAGTCGGCTAAGACAACGGTTTTACCTGGGCGGCGCGGGCCGCCCAGCGCACTGCAAGTTTTGAGAGTTGAGCCGCACACCGCGGCAGGAGGAAGAAGCAATGGGCGGTTTCGCACCACTGATGCCTGCAGGGCCGTTACAGATAGCCCTGGCAAACTACGCGAAGGAGTTCACCAATAACGCGTTGGTGGGCGGCTACTTCGCACCGCGCGTGCCGGTTGCGAAGCAATCCAATCAGTACGTAATCTGGAACCGCGACGACTGGCGCGTCCCCGGGTCCACGCTGCGCGCACCGGGCGCACGGCCCACCGGCACGCGGCGCAGCTTCAGCGTGGCGCCCTATGCCGCGCAGGGCCATGCCCTTGAAGACTTCATCCCGTTCGAGAGCGAGCAGTACGGCCTGGGCTTCGGATTCAGCGAGTTGAAGCAGTTGACCAAGCAGCTCACCGCGCAGATCCACCTGGACTACGAGACGCGCATTGCAAGTCTGCTGATGAGCACCTCGAACTATCCCAACGGTGTTTCGCTCACCAGCAGCAACCAGTTCGATAATTACCCTGCGACCCCGGAGACGGGCACAGGCTCGCACCCGATTGTGCTGATTGAGCAGTACAAGAGCGTGCTGCGCTCGGCCGGTGTCCAGGACGCCGACATGGCGCTGCTGATCTCCGACCCGGTGGCGCTGGTGCTGCGCAACCATCCGGACATCATCGACCGCTTCAAGTTCACCAATGCCGGCGGCATCATCACCAACGAGATGCTCTCGCAGGTCTTCGGCGTGAAGGTGATTGTGGGCAGTGCGATTTCGCTTAACCAGCAGAACACGCCTTCATGGGTGTGGGGCAACAACTGCTTCCTCGGCTACGCGCAGCAGGCGCCCACGCAGCAGGACCTGAGCTGCGCCAAGACGTTCTGCTGGACGGGCGGCACGGACGCGGACGGCAATTACTATCCCGGCCCCAAGGATGTGCCTGCGATCGCACCTGGGCAGCCTTTGACCAGCGGCACGGACGGCATGGGCGTGATCACCTGGCCTGAGACGCACAAGAGCGAAAAGAAGACCTGGGCCTCTCTTGAGTGGTATTACGATCTGCGCGTCACGGCGCAGGAGACGGGCATTCCTATTCTGAACTGCCTCGGCACCTATCCGCCGGTGGCGATGGAGACGGTGGCCACCGACATCGAGGGCTAACACAACGCAGTAAAGCAGCAATGAGGGGCGCGCTCATCAACGGCGCGCCCCGTTTCACAATCCCGCACCAGGAGAAAAAACATGGCGAAGGTGAAGGAAGATCTCGTATCCGCTGAAGCGGTTGAAGTGGAAGAAGTGAAGAAGCCCTACATCGTGATCAGCGGAACCGTACTTGCGGAGCCGGTGGGCGAAAAGGCCGACCGCGCAACCAAGAAGCTCAGCCCACACAAGCGGTACAAGAAGGGGTCCACCGTTTACCTGGGCGAGAAGGATGCGAAGGATCTGCTGAAGCTGAAGGTTGTCGAGCCGGTCAAGTAAGCAGTCCGCCGTTCACGTTTCACCGTTCTCTGGAACTTCATGGCCTACGCGACACAAGCTCAACTGACGCCACTCCGCCTGACGGCCGCGGAGCTGACGCAGCTCACCCTCGATACGCCCACCGGCGATGGTCCCACTGACCAGGCGACAGTGGCCAGCGTGACGGCGGCGGCGCTGGAAGAGGCGAGCGGCAAGGTGGACAGCTACTGCCGTGCGCGGTACCAGACGCCACTGCAGGCCGACGACGACATTGTGGGGCTCACCATCGACATTGCGCTTTACCTGCTCTTCAGCCGGCGGCGCAGCTCGAAGATGAGCGAGACGGTGCGCCAGCGGTATGAGGATGCGATCTCGTTTCTTAAAGACATTGCCGCATCCCGCGCATCGCTGGATCAGCCGGCGGGCGATGTGGCGCAGTCGGCTTCGGCAGGGCCTACCATCAGCCGGCGCGATCATCATCTGCGTTTTAAAGACAGGGATCTGGAGGGCTTTGTTTAATGGCAACCGTCCAGATCAAAACAGAGGCCGGCCAGGTTATTACCTCACTCAGCGCCTTCTCCATGTTTCTCCAGAATAAGCAGTCGCTGCTGGAGGTGATTGGCGCAGGGCAATTGGTGAGCATATACAGGACTTTCGCTGAAGAGGGAAGCCCTAGCGGGTCGTGGGCTCCGCTTGCTGAATCCACCCGTAAAAGATACAAGCGCGACGGCCACAAGTTGCTTATCAAGAGCGGCAACCTGCGCAATTCGATCAAGGCTGTAGTGGCCGGTAATAGCGTCACTATCGGCACAGGAGTTGTTTACGCGGCGGTTCAACAGTTCGGTTCGCGAGACCGGGGAAGCATCGGTTATGGGCCGCGAACTAAGGCCATGGATGACGCGAAGGTTAAGGTCGGAGAGCACGACCGCGAATCATTCCGTGGGCCGCGCGTGAAGTATGGCCGGGTGACCATCGTGGATAAAAACGGTAGGACACGGCGGGTATGGATGAGACGCGCAGGCCCTATCGAGCGTCGGGTTGGGAAGGTGAGCGCGCACGAGCGGCATCAGAACATTCCGGCGCGTCCTTACCTTGTCTTCCGGCCCGAGGATCCGGAACGGATTGAGCAAGAAGTGAGGACGTGGGTTAGTGAGCAGGCCAACGCGGCCGGACTGGAGACCAGCTAATGCCGGCCTCCATGGTATTGCCGGGCGATGTGGAGCAGAGCCTGCTTGCGGCGCTGACGGCCGGGCTCGCTGAGCCCGCGAGCAATTTCCCCGCCGGCATTGCCGTGGGCGCCATTGGCGACAGGGACATCAACGACGATGACCAGCTGGTGCTGCAGATGCCCTGCGCGCGCCAACGCTACGTGGGCACAGCCTACAAAGACAGCGGTGATAACCAGTGGCTGACGTACGACACAAGCCACATGTTCGAGATTTGGTGCGCGGCGGAGGACCTGACCAGCAAGGAAGCGCAGCGCACGGCGACCACGGCTGTGCTGGCAGTGGTGATTCCCCTGGTGGCGGGTGCAAGGCTCAGGTTGAGCGATGGCAGCGTTACGGAGCCCGTGGCGCTCAAAAACGTCGGCAAGCTTCCGGATGACATTGTGGGGTCCATCTACATCCTCACCATCGAGATCTGCGGCATTGCACAATTCCCAGGCACGCTGGCTGCCGGAAACGAGGACGAGTAATGGCGAAGACAAAGCGTCCGCGGCCCGACTTTGCGATGGTGCGGCTTGCGCCGGCGGGCGTGGAGATGGCCGGCAAAGCGGGAACGGTTGGGTTGGCGAACGCGCGGCGGCATTTCCACTTTGTGGCCGGCGTGGCGCAGGAAGTGGAACGCAGTTACGAGTGGAACGCGGTGCTGCGGCCGCAGCGCTACAAAGGCGAGCCGATTTTTGAAGAAGTGACTGAAGACGAGCAGGCAGCAAAGGACGGTGAGTGATGGCGGGTCCCTACAATTTTGAATACCAGAAGATAACGGCGCGGCAGCTTGTGCTGAGCGCCTGCAAGCAGGCAGCCTACAACACCGCGATTGCGGGCGCAAGCATGACGCGGCGGCAGAAGTTTGACGGCCAGGCCGTGGGCGAGCTGAAGCAGACGCGTTTTGACGATAAGAAAATGGCGGGCAAAGGCACTGAGTTCGCCACGCAGGGTTTGATCACCGGGTGGGATTCAAGCTTCAACTTCAAGGCCGATGCGGATGACTGGCTGCTGGGCTGGGCGCTGGCGTTCGCCATGGGCCAGGACACCATTACCGGCGCGGGGCCTTACCTGCACAGCATGGTGTTTGAAGAGACCACCGTGCAGGCCCCGGCGGCGAGCATCTACCTGCAGGACACCGCGGCGGTGTTCCAGACGCTGGTGGACATGGGTCTTTCCGAGCTGACCATCACCTTTCCGGCGCGCGGGCCGATTCAGCTTGAAATGAGCTTTGTGGGCACGGGAATCTGGGTTGACGGCGCAATCGGTTCGCTGCCGGCTCTGCCCAGTTCTTACGCTTACATGCTGGGCTCCGACGTGGTGTTCTCTATCGGCAACCATGGAGCCACGGTGTCAAAGATAGGCCGCTTCCTGAGCGGCAGCATCAAGATCTCGACAGGCGTAAAGAACCACACTGCGCCTGGTCTGGGCCTGTTCGGCGCATTCCCGCTGCTGGGACTGCGCAAGGTGAGCTTCAGCGCAACCATCGCGGCCAACTCGACGGAAGATATCCGGCCCATCTTCAACACCAACGAGCTGCAGGAAGTGAACTTCACGGGCACCAGCGGCACGTCGATCGTCAACATCGATTTTCCGTATGTGAACCTGAAGACCAACAAGCTTGGCGCCAGCGGCAACAACGTGGTGTGGCAGATCACGGGCGATGAAACCACCATATATAACCAGAGCGGCTCAGGCGTGATGACGGCCGCTGTGACCAACAGCCAGGCGACGGCGTACCTGGTGGGGGCGTAAGAGCAGGGATCAGGGATCAGGGAACAGGATAAGTAAGAGAGGACTTGATATGAGCTGGAGTGTAAGCGCAAGCGGTTCGCCCGCGGAAGCAAAAGAACAACTGCTGAAGCAGTTTGAATATCCGCTGGCCGATGGCAAAGCCGGGCTGGCGGATGACGGCGAGAAGGAGACGGTGCGCAAGGTGAGCGCTCTGATTGATCAATGCCTGGATACGTTCGGCCCACGCAAGAGTGTGACCGTCACGGCATCGGGCCATATGGGCTTCGACGACTGGGATTCAAAAGAGGGCGCGCATCAGTACGTCTCGATCTCGATTACGCCGGCCTAACAAGGTTTGCTTCGGCCGGAGCGTAAACAGCGCAGGCGCTCCGGCTTCTTTTTTCTTATGTTGTAACATTCGCGTTCTACGGCGGATGTAGAGGGCAAGCAAACTACGCGGCCCTCAGGCACGGCGGGGTTCTCCACCCTGAATAGCAGTGAACAGTGGACAGTGACCGAAACAAAATCCCAAAAACATCCGTGGAGAATCCTTATGTCATCGACACTCAATTTCGTTGATCTTGCGCAGCGGCGCAGGGTTGTTGTGCGCCAGGGTAGCGCTACTGTGGGCTATCCGGTGCGGCCTGTTTCTCAGGACGAATGGTTCACCTACTTTGACGGCATCATCTCAACGTCAGAGCGCGTGGGCAAAAAGGTTGTGACGCACAATGATGCCAGCTCCGCCGGCATTGAGCTGGTGGAGAGCGTGATTGAAGGCCCCGGCATTGCGCCTTCGCCGCTGGCGCACAAGCTGGCGATCGCCAATGTGCTCACCTCGGCGTATGTGCCCAGTGCGGAAGAGTGCGGATTTCAGGAGCCGCTGGGTGCGGAAGCGGTACGCATCTGGACTGTGTGGGGCGCGGCGGAAGACGGCGACGCGATGCGGCGGTTCAAGAACCTGGTGCATTGGTTCTCGCCGCCGACAAGCGAGCACTACCGGCGGTACCGGGCGGCCGACAGCCGCGCGCAGATCATCAGCGGCAGCCGCAAAGGCACCACGGTGTACCGCGGCGCGCAGCGCACGCTGGCTGCGCTCTATGACGAGCTGATTATTTCCGTGGCCGGCTACGCGGTGGGCGGCGTGGCTCTGGAAGGCACGGCGGGGATCCGGCAGCACATGGACACGTATCACAAGGTCACTGCCGCACTGGGCTTGTTCAGCGCAGGCGAGCTGGCGATTGAGGACGAAGAAGAAGAGCAAAAGAGGCAGCGGACAGTGGACAGTGAACAGATGACAGCGGCCACTGCCCACTAACCACTGAGGTTCTATGGCAATCGACATAACGCGCGACGGGGAAGGGCTGCGGCAGGCGCTGAGCGAACTGCTTGAACACAGCTTTGCCTCGTCGCGCGTTGCGCGATCGCTGCTGGATGCGGATGAGGGCTCTCAGGAGCGCATGTTCGGGTCGCTGCCGCAGCTCACCCTTTCGCCCGGCTACTACAAGCGGGCGGAGTTTCTGCTGTGGCTGGAGAAGCAAAAAGAGATTGGCGTGGTGGCCGCGCCCTGGGCGCACAGCGAGGCTGTGGGGCTGATGGCCGTGAAAGAGGCGCGGTCGATATTCGAGCGCAACCATCCGCCATGCGGCATTTGTTCTGCGTTGCAGGACTCGCCCTTTGCGCTGAGCTGCTGCGCATGCGGTACGGAGTTCCAGTTGCGGAGGACCGCATAGATGGACGGCACAGGCGGCGTACAGGTCACGATCAGCATTGCCGACGCCGATGGCGGCGCAACCGTCCAGCAGGTCATTGCGAACATCGGCGAGATCGGCCCCGCGGGTGAAGCTGCAGGCGCGCAGGCTTCAGCTGGTCTTGCCCAGATTGAAGAGTCCGCAACGAAGGCACAGGCGGCTGTGGTTGGACTGTCCGCTTCATGGAAGAGCATCACATCGCCGGGCGCGATGACGGCCAGCAACTCGACACTCTTCCAGTCTTTCTTTGGACAAGGATCTGAATGGACCTCGGCACGTAGTGCGATTCAGGCTATTCCTCAAGAGATAGACCAGGTAGGCGCTCATGCGCTGACGTCGTTGGACAACGTGCGGCTGCTCCGGGATGACCTTGGCATTCGCATCCCGCGCTCGATGGAAAAGGCGATTGCCAGCAGCCAACTTCTTAGCGGCGCGATTGGAATGATCGGCCCAGGTCTACTCGCAATTGGCGCAGCGGATATTTTCGTGCACATCGGCGAGGCTCTTTACAACGCGTACGAGAAGTACATCGACATTAACGCCGCGCAAGATGAATTCCTGAAGACGATGGAGGAGAACAAGGACAAGGATTTCATCAACGTGCACTCCATTGAAACCGCGAAATTGCGGCTCGACGAAGCAACGGCGTCGATGATCGCGCTGAAGGGCGCGGCGGAGGCAGAGAATAAGGGCGGATGGCTCGATATTTTGGCCAACCTTGGCAACCCCGGTGCAATGAGCGTGGGCTTGGGCGAGTTACTCACCGGTCGCCAGCTGGCCGGTGCCGCAGCAAAAAGCGCGGCACAAACACAAGAACTTTCCCCGGAAGAGCAGGCACTGCAGCACCAGCAGAATATATCCGACATCGATTACGAGCACGCCGGCGATAGCGAACTGAAGGGCCAGGCGAAGATTACGGCCGAGTTGCAGAAACAGGTTGAGCTAGACAAGGAAAAACAGCGCTACACATCGATTGAAGAAAAGGAGCGCGGCAACTCTGGCGCAAAGGACGCCGGGAAATACGAGCAGGCTAACGAGGACATGGGCGCGTTGAAGAAAGCGATGGCGGAGGAAACGGAGCTGCACCGCCAGGAGACACAGCAGATTATTGAAATGCAAAATGAGGCGACCAACGCGGGCCTTGAGGGCAACGCGCTGCGCGCGGCACAAGAGCAGCAGGCTATTGATGCGATCGTGCGCAAGTATCAGGAAGGCGAGATAGACAAACAAACGGCCAGCGCAGAGACGGCCGCGGTGCAACAGAAGTTTGCGGCCGAGGCGGCCAAGCTGCAGCAGCAGCTTGACGAGCAGACGAAGCACATGGCCGACGAGGCCGCTCAGGCTGGGCTCAAAGGGCAGGCGTTGCTGGCCGCGCAGTTGAAGACGCAACTTGATGCAATCGACACGGCAGAACAAAAGGCTGTTGGCCCTGGTGGCACCGAAACCAGCGCCCAGAGTGCCGATTACAACAGCCAGCGCGACTCGGCACGGCAGGAGTCTTACCAGAAGGGTGTTGAAGAGCAGACTCAATACGAAGACAAAATCCAGAGCCTGATGCAACGCAGCGATGACTTTGAGCTGCAGGGCTACGCGCGGATTGATGCGGACCGCATCAAGTCGTTGAATTCCCTGGCTGAAGCCGACAATGCCTACTACAGCGACCTTGGCGCTGCGATGACAGCCTTCGCGCAGCAGGCCGTGCAGGTTGAAGCGGACGCCGATCGCCAGCGCCAGCAACTGCACCAGCGGACCATGGAGCAGATCACGAAGGAAGAGCAGCAGACCGCGCGCTTGTTGCTGCCTGAGTGGCAGCAGGCCCAGCTCGCAATCGAGGACACCTACACGGACCGTCTGCACCAGATTGAGCAGGACGTGAAGCAGCATGTGATGACGGAGCAGGAAGGCGCGGCGGCTGTAACGGCGGCATGGCAACAGGCTGCGGCGCAGATGGAGAAGGCTGAAGAGGAAGCACGCGACAAGATCGCCGGCGGCCTGCAGCAACTGTTTACGCATCCGGAAAAGTTTTTTGAAGAGTCGGCAATGAAGACCGGCTTCCAGCTCATGGCCAACGAGATGCTCTCTGTGTTTCAGTCAAGCGGGCAGACGGGCGGCATACTGCAATACCTGTTTGGCATGGGGCCGCAGATGAGCACAAGCACCAACCCGCTGACGGCGATTGAGTCCGCGCTGGGCCTGGGCAACCATAACGGATCGCAGCCGGGCAGCACGCCGGGCAATCCGTTCTCCACGATGGGTTCTGCGACAAACCCTTCCATGATTCAGTTCTCGCAGGGATCCACGACGCTGCTGACGGGCAGCCAGACGCTGCTGCAGGCCGCCGCGTCGTTGCAGTCGGCTGCAGGCAGCATGAGCATCGGCGGCGGAGGCAATACGCTGGGCTTTCCGGGCGGCGGCGGTGGGCTTGGGATTGGTGGCTCTTCCTCGTCCACCGCGGCTTCAGCAGGCGGCGGATACGGATCGCTGGATACCACGACGCCGGATTTGAGCGGCACGATTGGTGCTGACGGGACGTTCACCTCATCCACCGCATCGCAGGCGGCAACCATGGGCGCAACCGCAGGGCCGCTGGGAGCAGCGGGCGGCATCGTAGGCGGCGGATTGATGGGGGCGATGAGTATCTACTCCGCCTACCAGAACTCGAACCCCATTGCGGGCGCAGCGGGCGGCGCGATGGGCGGCATGGAGATGGGCGCGGCGCTTGGCTCGGTGATCCCCGGCCTGGGCACGGTGGTGGGAGGCGCAATCGGCGCGATCGCCGGCGGACTCACCGGCTTGTTCGCAGGCATCTTTGGAGACCAGGGCAAGGGCCAGGCGGAGGGCCTTGATGTAAACACCATCCAGCCTGAGATCACCAAGGATATGCAGGACTACGAGGCTGGCCGCAGCGGCTATAGCGCGGTTGCGATGGACCTGACCAACATGATGACATCCGCGCGCAACTCCACCGGCGCGTGGGGCAGCGGCGCGCGGAACTACTTCAGCAGCAACATTGAGCCGGAGATAAACGCTGCGTTGCAAAGCCTGCAGAAGCAGGAGATGGGCGGCCGCAGCGCGGTGACGTTGAGTGCGGCGCAATACCACAACGGAGGCTGGACCGGCGACTTTGGCGACATGGCCACCAGCGACACAGAAGGCTTTATCCACGCCATGCGCGATGAGTTTGTGGTGAACCCGATGGCCGCGCAGGCGCATGCGCCGATTCTGCAGGCGATGAACTCCGGGACAATGTTTGGCGCGGTGCAGCCGCGCATGCCGGCGGCGAGCGGCAACGGCAGCAATTTGAACCTGACGATTCAGGCGCTGGACTCGAAGAGCGTGGCGACGTGGGCCAAGACCGGCGGAGGCAAGGCGCTGATGGCCGCGCTTAACCAGGCCAACGGCCAATACAGCGGCATAGGGAGAGGATGAGATGCCTTACACCGACATTCTGAACCCGACGCCGACGCACCCTTTGAATCCGGACTACGGCTTCCAGAAGAAGCGGCCGGTAACGCACCTGGTGGCAAAGGCCAACCAGGGCGCGCCGTACTTCCGCGACATTATGGACGTGGGACACCAGTTCAGCTTTAACTGGGCCGACAAACTGAAGAGCCACGCGCAGAAGCTGAAGTGGTATTACGAGAGCTATCGCGACGGTCTGTTTACCTACATCGATCACGAAGGCGGAGGGCGTCACTACGTGGGCCGCTTCTCATCGCCGGTTGAGCCGGTTCCCACGTCGCACAATCACTGGACGATTCAAGGAACCATATTCGATGAGATTCCGCTGTCGACGATGCTGAAGTATCCCAGCGACTGGCAGAACGATGCGATATGGCGGCTGGTGCTGAATGACTTTGGCGACCGCATGGTTGCTGCCGTTTCAGGCACATGGACGCTGACGACGGTGGCCGGGTCAAAGAGCGCGCAGGTGTGGCAGAACGGCGGCACGGTGGTGACTGACCAGGCGGCATATGTGTACGCCGGCTATGGGTTCAAGCTGTGGTGCCCCACAGGTCCGGGGTATGGAATCCCTCTGATTTTTCTGGATGGCGTTGAGGTAGGCACGCCCGATTTATATAGCGCGAGCGCGGAGCCCAGCAGCTGCGTGCTGACGGTGCAGAATGTGCCGCTGGGATTGCACACCATAACCATGCAGGCCAATAACACGCGGAACGGGAGCGGCTCCGGCTACACCATCATGTTCGATGCACTGCAGGTGATGCGATGACGATTCCGCTGAGTCCGGAGCTTATCCAGATAACGGCCTCGCGCAGCGGGCCTGCCGAGGTTTGCCTGCTGGATGTGGTTTGCCTGGACGGGACCACTTACCACTGGGCGAATAAGCAGCTTTCGAACGTCGCTCCCATTCTCACAGGGACTACGCCGGCGTGGTATGCGGGGCAGGCCTTTCAGCCGGCCGAGGGCTATGGAATGCACTACTATCCATGGCTGCTGAGTGCGACGGGCTTTCACCACACGCGGGCGATGCAGAGCGATACGGCGACCATTGAAGTGCAGGACGTGAGCGGCAACACGCTGCAGCGGGACATGGCCGGATTGATTGTAGGCACTACTTTTGAAGGCGCGCTGTTCTGCTTCAGAATCTGGAACCTGCTGGTGATGCAGCCGAGCTTTGTGCAATATGGACGGCTGACGATTTTGTCGGTGTCGCAATACATGGTGAGCTTTGGGGCAAACCAGCTTTACAACGCAAACGATTATGACGGCAACCCCTATGCCTACAGTGAAACCTGCCAGTGGCGCTACAGCAGCCCGGCCTGCGGCGACACCACGGACAACCCTTGCCAGAACACTTACGTTACCTGCAGGCAGCAAAATCGCTTCTTTGGCGTGCTGAACACAGTGGTGTTTCCGCCCGCACCGCCAACCGCGCAGGTGAGCACCAATCAAGTGGTGCGGAACAGGCTGGTGTGAGATGCCGATAAGCAACATTTGCTGCGCTGATATCGGCAATCCAGTTCCGTTGAGTTACGGCTTCTTTCGCGCCACGGGAATGCAGCTGATTGACTTTACGGTGCTGCCGACGGAGAGCGCGCCGGTGGGCACCTTCCCGGCCGACATGCAGATCGGCTTCTGGGATCTGGGCGAAGGCGAGCTGGACGGCATCAACTCGCTGTGGATAGACGATATTCTGCAGTTCTCGTTCGACCTTGGCGGCAACGTGATGGGCACGTCGCTGGTGGGTTATACGCCCAGCGATACGGCGACGACTCCGACGCTCAATTCCTTCAGCTTCCATACGGGCTGCGATGCGCCTGTGGGTGCGTCGCCGGGCAGCTCCGCAACCGAACAGTGGCTTGACCCACTGTGGGCTTACCTGGGCGGCCTGGCGACGCCGCTGTGCTACAGCCGCCGTGCGTATTACTGCATAGGGTGGACGCCGCCGACGAGTGGTGGTGGAACGCTTGCGCCGCTCGGCGATTTTCGCGGCATGCGCTGCAGGATCTTTGACGGATCTGGCAACCAGACGGGCTATCGCTTCACGACGAACCCGATCTGGCATTTTGTGGATCTGTGGCTGCGGCGCGCCATAAAACCCGAGTACGCGATTGATCCGCTTGCCGGGCCGACTGCGCTGACCTCGTATGAATCCGGCTGCTTCAACTGGCCTTTAATCTACGCGGCCGCGCAGTACTGCGATTATCTGCTGCCCAACGGCAATCCGCGCTTCAGCGGGAGTTATGTGTTTGCCAGCGGATCCACGCTGGAAGCCATGCTGGAACAGGTGCTGCTTTGCTGCCGCGGCTATATGTATGAGTACAACGGCCAGATCTGCGTAGCTATCGACCAGCCCCGCGCGTCGACGTTCCTGATGAGTGGCAAGATGCTGGCACCGGGATCGTTTGAAGTGGATAACACCGAGGTCAACCAGGCAGGCAATCGCTTCATAGCGACTTACCTTGAACTCGGGCTGCCGGCTGTGGCGGAGATATCCACGATCGTGCGCAGCTCCGGCAGTGTGGTAATCAACACGACGGAGCCGAATCCGTGCGCGCCGAACGATATCATCAGCATTGGCGGCGTGACCGACCCGACGTTGGACGCGAGTTACACCGTAGCCAGCACGCCTACTGATGAAGAGATAGAAGCTACCATTGTTGGCGGCACGGCAAGCAGCAGCACGGGTGGTTACATTGGCTACATCCAATCGCGCTTCAGCACGCGCACGCCGGAGATATCGCACCTGCAGCACCAGATGGCCCAGGGGCAGATATTACCGCCCGCTGTAACTGGAACCCGGCTGAAGCGCATCAAGGTGAATTACAACCTGGCCAGCATGACTTATGACCAGGCGATGCGGATTCTTCAATATGAGACTTACCGTGGGCTGGGAATTGACTGGCTCAACCCGACGCTGCTGACTCAGATTTATGGGAACACGGATCTGTTGGGGAGTCCGTATCAGCCGCCGTTCGGGCTGACGCTGAGCGCTTTCTCAGAGAGCGTGGATGTGAACGTAAACGCACTGAAGGCGCAGTTTGTGGGCGATGTGATCACGCTTGATCCCACGGTGTTTTTTGAGTTTGGCGGCGACTGGGAAGTTATCGATCGGTATACCAGCCCGATTCAGCAGGAGATCGAGGATTCGACGGATGGCAACTTTGTTTCGCCGGTGTCGCAGTCGGGAGCGCTGACGCAGGGAACAGATCAGAACTCGGGCATTCTGAAGTTTGTGCTGCGCACGTTCAACCGCAGCGTGGGGATCTTTACCGATGTGTCGAACGCCGCGAACGCGAGCTTCCAAACCGTGCCTGGCAACCTGCCGTATGCCGGCGAAGGAACGGGTTATGGAATCATTCCGGGTGGCGAAGTGACGGTGGCCACCGAATACGGCGGCACGGTGGTGGTGACATGGACAAGCTTCGAAATAGGCGAGGGAACCGGCTCGATTTTGACTTACTCAGCGGCCGGCACCAGCAACTCTCTTTCGGAGTCGGCCCCGTGGTATTTGTACGTCTACGATCCGTCTTCTGCCGGCGGTTCGGGCCATGTGTTTCTGGAGGTTGGCGGCAGTCCGCCGACGGGTGGGCCGGGAGAACCGCCTGATAGCGGCGGCATCATCATTTTGACTCCTGGAGGGTTCTATCCATTGCCGCAGCCGGGCAGCCCAACAGCACCGGCAAACTCGTTCTCGTTCGGGATTACGTCGTAGTTTTAAGGTAGGTTTATGGGGTGGAATTCGCGGCGGGTTGCGGGGGTTACCATTTTGCAACACTTCCGGTGCAAATTTAGGGCCTGTCATCAAATTGGATATATGCAGGGATAACATCATCTTGTAGTTTTTGGAGATGGGTGTCCATCGCTACGGTCTACGCGACGATCAATGGGAACGGGTTGAAGGGATGCTGCCAGGGCGTAAGGGCACGGTGGGGCGTCCTGCAAACGATAATAGGGTTTTTGTGGAAGCGGTACTTTATCGTTATCGAGCTGGGATTCCATGGCGCGACTTGCCGGAGCGGTTTGGCGATTTTCGCGTGGTGCATACGCGGTTCAGCCGCTGGGCCAAACGTGGAATTTGGAAGAAGCTTTTCGAGCATCTGGCGCGGGACGCAGACAATGAATACGCGATGATCGACTCGACGATCGTGCGGGCACATCAACACAGCGCGGGGGCGCTGAAAAAGGGGGCTGCGAACAGGCCATCGGACGCAGCAAGGGCGGGCTGAGCACCAAAATTCACACCACCGTT